GGTTTGATCTCTAAAGTATAAACCCTCGTAACCTGAGTTAGTATTCAACCACAAGATCGAGCCGTTAGTTATTGTTGGTGCGCTATTCCCTACTTGAATCGCTGACGATACATCACTCAAATTGGCAAAGGTTTGAATTTGTGTTGCATCTCTATAACGGAATTTGTTAGCAGTGGTATTATACCATATATCGCCAGGGTTAGAAGCACCTACAGCGGGGTCAGAGGTTTTAGGGTTTAATTTGGGGTTTCGTAACTCAGTAACCCCAGAAAATTCTAAATGAGTAAAGACTTGTTGAACACTAGCCATTATGTACCCGCAAATTTTATATTAAGATTTGTAAGAGGTAACAAAGATGTTATAGTTATTTTAGGGGTTGCTTGATCTACTACGACACCCAGAAATTGCGTGATATTAACCCCGGCAGAAGTTGTGATCATATAACTACTAATACTAGAAAGGCCTACAGGGTTTACATCAGTAGCTGTATTAGCCGGTAAAGATGCTAAAGATTGACTATCTTCTTTTACAAAAGCAGAAAAATCTTGATTTACCTCAACCGCCAAAAAGTCTGCCGCGTTTGTAGCTCCATCTACTAAGGCGTAAATTAAGTCATTTACTTCTACAACGTCCGCGCCTTGTATTCCTGTAATTGTTCCGCCTACTGTAACGCGCCAAAAGTCTCCGGCTTCAATAGAGGCTCCGGTTGGTACGCCTGTAGTAGCATCATGCCCGCCCTGAAAAGTTCCTATACTCCCAATATCTTCTAAATTAGCTATTGTTTTAGTGGCTGTACCGTCAAAGTATTTAAACCTTTTGGATGTGGTATTATACCACTTTAACCCGTCTACTGGAGACCCTGGGTCAGAGCTTACCGGGTTTTCTAAAAAATCAATCAACTTAGCTACTTTACCACCATCTTGATTTATATACACTGGTATTGTACTTGACATTATTAAGTATCTCCTGTTAGACGAACTTTTAAATTATTTAAACTAACTAATGATAATAATGTTACTCTAACAGGGGCGTCTTGAATATCTATTTTCAACGCTCCTGTTATCCTTAAATTAGCGCTGTCGATGACTTCTACAGAAGTAATCTTTGTTAATATCGTGCTATTTACATTTAAAGGGGTATTAGCTAACAGATTGACACTACTAACCTCTTCAGAGTCTACCATGCCAACACTCTCAACGGTCTCAGGCTTTACAAATAATACGCCGTCAGTCGTTCCTACTTTTATGACTTGCGCTATAAAAAGAGGGGAGCTTACGGTTACTAAATCACCTGTGGCGGTAGAGAATAACTTTTGCCCTAATGAATAACTACTAGTATCTACTTTTGAGAATATAGAATAGCCGGCTACTAAACCTTCTTGACCGTCGGCTGTATCTTCTCTAAGGATGCCCCTGGCACAGTCAGATAGCGAACTAATTACTTCTATTTTAGGTAAATCAGTAGTTGAGTCATGCCCCGTGAATTTCACTACTTTCATAGCCGTAATAATAGCCCCTGAGTCATTTATGACCCTTTCCTGTGCTGGCCCATGTAAATCTAACTCTCTGAGCTTTCTATGAAAAGCCATTACACACCTCTTACTACTACATTGCCTTCATTATTGACTATGATAAAAGGACACTCTCTCACTTCATTAACTTCTGAATACAAAGAGATTAAAATGTCATCTATATCAAAAGTTTGTTGAGGTGGGGTATCACCACCCTCTGTAGAACACAGCACAGTACGAACATATAATTTGCTCATTAACAACCCGCTTGATAATATATTTCTTTATCTATTGCCGATAAAGAAGGCGCAGATATTGACCGCACATAAAGTTTTTTATCGTCATCTCTTCGAAAAAAACTCTTAATCATACATTTCTTGTATTTTCTTCGAGTTAATTTACTCCCTAACCTAGTCAAAGCCTCTGACGGACTGCTTGCCCAAGTAGCGTAAACTTCAACGCCGAAAAAAATTTCTATCTCTTCGACTAAGGGGTTGAGCAACTCATCAGTGAGGGACACAGGTACGCCAGCGCTTGAAGGTACGTCAACCTCAAAAGTATCCAACGGAATATGTGTGAAAAACCTCTCTCTTGTATTTTGCTCACGCCCCATAATATACCGCCTGTTATACTACTTTTGCACTGATAACAGCGTTAGGTTGTGCTAATGCTGGTAATGGCGAACTCTCCATTTGCAAGAAGCGCGTACCCTTTTTGTCATCAATGTAACTGTGTGACCAACGCTCGGCAATACGTGGCGCTTTTGCGTGAGCAATCCCGCCATACATGAAACCGTTACGAGCGTTTTTACTAACTAATAAAATGCGATCCACTGGCATAACTTCCGTTTCTGTTGTTACTCCTGATTGCGGGTCTTTGAAAAACTCATCATACGTCCACAACTCAATATTTGGATCAGTCAATACACCTGTTTTCATAGCGCCACCAACTTCAACCGGGGTGATGTTACCCAAATTAATACGGCGATTATCTAAACCAGATTGAACAGCGTCATTTTTCAAAAATGCGTCATATGCTTCAGCGCCCGCTACCATAGCGATATTACCCACCCCTGAGTCTTGCTTCAATAATCTCACAAGCTCTCTTATCTTGGCGATTGGGTCAGAGGCAGCATTTGTCCAAAGGTCTGTACCTGTAAGAGTGATGAGGTGCGATGGTTTCATAGCAAAATCAGCTTCTTGACCGCCGGGTAAAGTTACTTTACCGGTGGTTAAAGCTTGCATACACATGTGCTCTTCTCTACGGTCAAGATCAGTATTGAGTTGCATCATATCATCAACTATAAGTTCATTAATTGAACGTATCATCTCTTGATCAGTAGGAAATAGTGTTTGACCTAACTTTCTCTCAAACATATCATCACATGTTAGAGGTATTGCTTGTCTTGAGTAAGGCATTTTGTACACTCTACCTGTGTATTCATCACGTTTACGTGTTGCCGGGTCTTCATTGCAATCTGTAATAGGCGCGAGGTTTTTTGACCCCGTTAAAATTTGAAGTTCCATCAAACGATGAGCCGAGCGTTTTACAAACTTGTTGAAAAACGTAGCACGAAAAAAAGTTTTTGGAACAAAAATTTCTTTGACTACTGAAGCAAGAGCAACAGGTGATAGAGGATCATAACTCATTATTGTGCTCCTGAATATTTGCGAATAAAAATCTGTAAGTTTCTCAAACCATCTTTTGTTGATGCTTGAGTATGACCAGTACCAAAAGTGACCTCTTCTTCCACAAAAGAGCCTGTGAGGTAAATAACAACTTCTGTATCTGCGTTTGTTCCTGATGCTGATGTATCAACATCGTTTGCAAGAACTGCATAAGGTGTTTCTGAGCCATCGGCAGCGGCGGCAAGAGATAAAATCACTTTACCGTCAACGGTAATACGACCCAAAAGAGACCCACGAGATAAGACGTTGCCTTGAGGCACAACGGCTCGATCAGTGAAAAAACTATTATCTTTTCTTAGAATGAGACCATCAAAGTCTTGGGTGTATGTGTTTTGAGTTAAACTCATACGTTATCTCCCTACTTTTTGTTTTGCAATTTCACGCAAGCCAGCAACAGCCGAGTTTTGCTCAGTAGTTTCCGTTTTGCCTGACATTGGAATGATTTGCCCGTCAACTTCAGTGTTGACACTCGGGGTTTGAGTTACAGCTTGCATATTTTCGGCAACTACAACACAAACATCTTGATAAGAAGTACCATTGTTGATAGCTTCTGATTTTACTGTACGATCCACATTCAGCGCGTTGATTTTTGCAACTCGTTCACGCTCAGCCTCAACAGCTTTTTTGATATCCTCTTGAGCTTGAGCCTGAATTTTGCTGTTTTCATCTTTTAACGCTGAAATTTTATCAGAAGATACTTGTTCAACTTGTGCCGCTAACCGTCTCTCAACTTCAGCGGTGACACGTTGCTCAAAATCCTCTTTCAATTTTGTGTTTGGGTCACTCATTTTATCGTTTCCTAACATATTTGCTTGATTATTCAACGCTAACGCGAGAATAGTATCATTAATGTTTGACACAGTGTCAGCCATGCCAAGAGCAATTGCATCATTGGAGAAAAACACGTTACCAGTTGCCCATTGCTCTACCTGTTGCCCTGTTCTATTTCTAGCCCGGGCAATTAGTCCTTTGAATACAGAGTCAACTTGTTGAAGTTCACTCAAAATTTGTTCTTCATGTTCCTTTGAGAGAGGTTGAGAGGATAAACCCACCTTTTTACCATCAGCTGTAGCAATAGGAGTAATTTTTATACCTTCTTTTTCTAACATTCCCGATTTATCACAATGCTGAAATATAACACCAATAGCGCCGGCTCTTGCATTTTCACCACACATTATGATTGAAGTACATGCACTAGCTATCACATAGCCTGAACTCGCTGCAATCGTATTAACAACGGCGTGTATTGGCTTTACCTCACGCATTTTAAGAATGTTATGGTGTAAAAGATCAATAGCTTGAATGTCACCTCCGGGGGTGTCCATATCAAGTACAATCGAGTGTACACTATCATCTCTAATGGCTGAAAAAAGCTGTTCCTCAATGAGTTCAACGTCAAAACGCCCCATTAGAACGCCAGAAATTTTGATGAGAGCAACACCCTGTACTATTCTAAAATCCATTTTGAAGCGGTATCTGTCTCTGACTTCTATGCCTCGCCCTAAATAGGTCTTGCTATCATACAGCGATAGTATTGTCATCTTCGTTCTCTCTTATAGGTTGATTTTTCATCTCTCTTGCAAGCTTTGTTTGTATCTCACCATAATCATGACCTAACTCAGCAACTTCTTTTTCTTTAGTTGATAAACCTAGTTGAAGTTTTTTCTCAACCGCGTTCAATTGATCAGCTTCTCTTATTGATCCAATAGCCGCCCCTATCCATGATACATTCTTCCATATTTGCGAGGTGTTTTGATAATCATTGATAAGTATACGCCCTTGAGAAACCTCATTGTCAAGCCATATACTGAAAATAGGCTGGCAAAACTTATCAGCAAACATAGCTCTCTCTTCATTGATGACCTTTTTAAACATCAAAAAGGCGGCTCTTGAAGCTGAGAAACTTGCTGAGAAGTTCATGAGCAATACCTCAAGAGGTATCTTCAACGCTGCTGATATCTCAAGCATTTTAGCACGTACAAAAGGTTCATACTGTTGGTTAGGGCGTCCGGGTGTAGGGCTTTTGATTGACTCACCGGGGGCAAGATCAACAACGCCGCCGGGTGTCATAAAAATTTTTTCTTTCCCATCGTAATCTGTCTGACCGGGTAAGGATGATTCATAAGGGGATTCAATAAAGAGGCAAGGATTGCCGGTGATAACAGCCGCCTCTAGTTCACTCTTAGCAAACTTATCAAGCTGTTTATATGATCCTAATACAGAAGCTAAAACGGGTAAGCCACGGCGCTGGCCTACTCTCATACGCTCGAAAACTTGAAAAATTCTTTTTCTACCTTGAGTATCTCTTACTCTGAAGCGCCGCCAAACAAATTCCTCACCGGTACTATGAACCTCACCGGGGTGAACTGTCTGAACTTGTATGTGAGTTACCTCACCAGCGTCACTGAGTTCAAGACCATCAACAAGCTTTTGCGTATTTAGTGTACCATTAGCATTGCTCACGCGCTCTGACTCAATAAGCTGAATATATAAGTTGCCTCTGACAATAGGAGTATTGACAAAAACATCACCTGAAGCTTTTTGACTTCTGTAAGCGATCCTTTGAACAGAGTAAAAGTTGTTTTCTCTCTCAATATCCACCTGAGACTTACACCACAACTTAAATTTTCGCTCAATCTCTCGTTGTTTGCTCTCAATCTCACTCTCTGACATATCAAGCAACTCAACATCAGGGTTGACATCAGGTCTCAAGCCTGTACCCACTATCTCAGTGATAAATCTTTCAATAGCCGCTGTTGCGAGGGGGTTGTTTCTGATCGAGTCAAGAACTCGAGATATCATAGTTGTTCTATTAGCGTTGCTCAGCTCATCGTTAGGAGCGTACAACGGCTTGACCCACCCTCTCAACTCATCACGGGTATAACTTGCTGCGTCATAAGCATCATTTTTGGTCGAGAAAAAGTCAACAAAGTTGCTAAAAAACTTTTTAATCACAACTTATACCTCTTCTATATTTTAAGCCACCCGTTGAGCTTTCATTTCTAGCAATAGCAGCATACTCACGCCTCATACGGCGTAATTCATCAAGAGAGTATTTCTTTTTGCCTCTTCCAGCAATAGTATACTCAGAGTATCCACCCTCTATACAAGCAAATATTGCATTGTCTATCGCTTCTAAAATTTGAATTGCTGTTGCCATATTTTTTACCTTACACCACGGTTTTTTACTCTATTATTTTGCAAAACATGCCTGTACAAATCCATACCACACATGGAGTAAATTAAAGCTGAAAAATAATGTTGAGGCGCTCCACTATATTTAGGACGCCATACCAGTTTATTTTTCTCTTCAACTCTCTTCTCGTTTTGCAAGTGAAGAAAGAACTCTTTTGTTGAGTCAACAGGAAAAGACCATGCACCTTGACTCTCATTTCTTCCCATAGCACTCACAAACTCATTTTTATATTGAGCTGAGTTCACTGAGAGGTATTGTTGCCCTCTAAAACCTGAGCGATGCCTCATTTTTGTCTGATAAGAGGGCATATCTTCAACTGATTTCATTAAATATTTGGCTGTTTGGTTCGCGGCGTCTCTTAAGGGTAAATATTTAGCCCCTGCTTTGTAGCAAAAATCAAAAATATCAGCTTGCATCAAACCATCAGTAGCGTCAACACAAATTCGAGAGATAACCCGCTCGTAAGGTTCCAGAAAAGCAAAAATTTCTTCCCACTTATACAAACCTTTGTCATCTTTCCAGCGTATACAGCCGTATTGAATCACATGCCCTGAGATAAAACCCTCATCAGATTTATACCCCATTAGTACAACGTAAGCGTCACCCCGGCGTTGTATGTCAATCCCTACTGTATGTAATACAAGATCAGGCCGTAAGGTTCCCAACTTTCTCGAGTAGTCAATGTACTTTGTCAGCTCACTCTCTTTGAATGAGAAGCCGCCTTCAGCCTCTAAGAACTCACCCAACTCATCAGTGATAAAATTCTGTAGGGCAAGCTTACCAGACATTTTAGCGTTGACAAAATTCACAGCTAACTGACCGTAAGAGGTAAACGTTGTATAAAGTGCTGATACTTGCAACGTCTTAGTGTCGCTCTTGATCTCTTCAAGAGGTTCACCGGTCAGGCGATCCACACAAACAGCTTTTCCTTTGTTGATCATCTCAAGCTTGTGCTTATCATGCCATTTTTCACCACAAGCAACACATTTCATCGCCGCTGTTTGACGTATCTTCTCTTGATCATATACGCTTTTGTTCTCATCGCGTTGGTCAAATCTCAAATTAGTGAAAACTTGAGCTTGATACTCACCGCAATGAGGGCAAGGTACAAACCAACGGTAAAAGTTACCAGCTTTGCTCTCTTGTATAAAATGGTGGTCA